AGGAATAAATCCTATGGAAATTAAACCAGTAGACGCAGATAAATTGCCCGCTAGCATACTCCCTTTTCTGGCTTCCATTGAACATGGTTCAGATGTAGATATTAGAACACCTTTCTTTGATGGTGAAGATCGTCAAGTGATAGCTGAAAAGTGGGCTAACATTTTATTCCAATTACCAGGTTTAGACCCCAGACTCATGACGTATGAAATGAAACAACAGAAAAAGATGGGGCCATTATCTATTAGATTGCCGTTCATAGATAGAAAGAGCGATGTTGAATCATATTATACTAAAGGGATAAAAGATGACATTGAATTTCCTGTATTAACAGCGGGTTATTTACCTAGTAGTGGCAGACTTAGGCCTCTTGGAACTACTAACTCCGCATCTCAACTACCTCTGAATACAAACTCAGGCCTTCCCTTTTTTACGAAAAGAAATAAAGTGCAGGAGCAGAGTATCGGTTTGGCCGATTTAGAGGAGACTTTTCCAGCAGTTCTAGGTTGGAGAGGTCAAGCTAGTGGAACGAATGTACCTAAGCAGCGAGTAGTCTGGATGTTTCCGTTTTCAACTAATATTTTGGAGTATTCTATTTTTCAGCCACTTCATAATCAATTAATTGAACAAGGTTCTTTCGAAGCGTGGAAGAGCATGGATGCGGTAGATTCAGCGATCTCTGGCATTATTGACACCGGACGTGTAGTGTTATCCTCTGACTTTTCAGGTTATGATCAAACCATAACTACGCAACAAGCATGGTTCTTTGACTACGTCAGAAGCATGTATCAGAAAGATGATCATACACGTTACTTAATTAAATTACTGGAGCATAACTTGCGTTACATACCTTTAGTAGTCTCTAGAGATCATATGTATACAGGTAAACATGGTATGCCTTCAGGAAGCGTTTTCACTAACATGGGCGATTCCGTAATTAATTATTTGGCGCAAATGTCCTCCCCCGTGGCAAATGAGTTTATTCAAATTCAGGGAGATGATGCAGTAACAACCGTAGACGATATAGACTTGCATTTAAAACATCTGGAATCATTAGGTTTTGAAGCAAACTTGGATAAACAATACATAGAAACAGGTTCAGCACTGTATCTACAACGTTTACACCTCGATTCAAATAGGGTTGGTGGTATTATTCGTGGGATATATCCTACATTTAGAGCGTTGAACTCTTTATTAGGTCAGGAGCGATTTTTCAAAGACTGGAGTAAGGAGCTGTTATCTTTAAGAGCACTAGCTATTTTAGAAAACTGTAAATGGCATCCTTTCTTCAAGGAATTCGTAGAATTCGTGGTTAAATATGGTGATCCTCAGTTGAAAGAGAACACTATAAACATTATCAATGGCAAGCGGACTGTTGATATAGCAAAAGCCTTACCAGGATTTGCTCCCTCTTATAATCAGGAAACTGGTTTAAATGGACTGAGTGCTTTCAGATCTGTAGAAATCATTCTAAATCAAAGCTAATCTCAACCAGGCTTGGAAAGTGT